TCATAGGACGAGTCACGACGATCTCCAAGTTTGTTAACTGTTCGGCGACATGCATCACGATTGAAAATGCCGCGTTCTCCACTCTTTGATTTATAGAGGGAAACCCACTCATCCATGAACACTCCTATTTCGGGTTTTTCTTTGTATGCGACCGAATTATTGGCAAGAGCGCGTTGTGGATTGTCATTCCACCATGCTCCACTCTTTGCTTCTCGCATTCTTTCATCTGTGAGATTACTAAGCGATATAAGAGCAGATCTGCGGACACCTCCGACAACGACAATCTCCGCAATCTTACAGATAATGTCGTGACATTCGATGGAAGTGAGTTTGCGTCCAGCAGCTTTCTTAAAAGTTTCAATCGTGAACCTAAACAGATCATCCAACGGCGCGGGTCCCGATGCTCGACCTCCAAATGTCTTAAGTCTTGCGCCAGCAGGACGAACCTTACTGATGTCCCATTGCGGCACTTGCCCTCCAATAAGTAGGGAAACAAGTTCTTTGTAAGCCTTTGCCCAACCAGCCTTAGAATCCTGTACGACGATTGTAGTGTCTGAAGGAGTGAACTGCTCTGCAATTGTGGGGAGTTTTTCAACATATTGCCTTTCTACGCTGAAACCGACGCCAGTGCCACACATCAATATGTAGAGAATTTCATCAAATGCACGGACACGATTTACTGCAACATACGAGCAATTATACCCTGCCGTGTTATATCTTTCAAGTGCTTCTCCTGCGGTCATTAATGCTCGCATGGAAGGCATGATTTCCAAATTGAGTACTGCGTCAAAGAGTTCTTTCTCTAATACAGGATCTAATTCATAATTTTGATTTTCTTTTAAATGATTACGGAAGAAATTAAAGTAGCGACCTACTGTTTCGTTCCATGTTTCGCGTCTGTTTTCACTTTCAATCCACCTTGAGTATCGACTAAGGTGAATGAAATCCTGATAGAGTGTTGGTAAACTCATATAATAAAACTCCTATGATGTTGTGCTTAATTTAGATGGTAGGATATTTATACCACAACCTAGTTGGCATGTCAAGTTTCTTTTAAAAACTTCCGCCGTCAAGATTGGTGGTTCCCCCACCAGAAATGTCAATATTAACATTTATACCATCAGAGGAAACCGAAGAAATGCCTGTGCCTGTAAAATTAATACTTTTTACAGCAGATGCAACTTTTACACCTTCATGACGAATTGCAACATTACCTCCACCACCACCCTGAGCAGTATGTTTAGTAACACCACCAATTAATTCTTGAAAAAACTTTTGTTCTACACTTAAAGTTTTATCTTCAAGTTTGAGCGGATAAACAGCGGTGGCAACTCCAACCTCTCCCTGATCTCCCTTTTCTCCTTGAGGACCTGGATCTCCCTTATCACCATTTAAACCAGAAAGACCAGGAATTCCTTGCGGTCCTTGTTCACCTATAGGACCGCGTTCACCATTTGCTCCTACTGGGCCTGCTGGTCCAATTGGACCTGGAATACCTTGAATTCCTTGTGGACCTGGTTCCCCTTGTTCACCTTTTGGACCTTGAGGTCCAATTGGTCCTTGTTCACCATTTAATCCTGCTGGTCCTTGTATTCCTTCAATACCTTGAAGTCCTTGTGGGCCAGGTTCTCCTCGTTCCCCACGATCTCCTTTAGCACCCGTTTCTCCACGGGATCCTTCTGATCCGATTGGGCCTGGTTCTCCGCGTTCGCCGCGCTCTCCCACATCCCCCTTATCTCCCTTGTCGCCTCTCTCACCCTTTGGGCCTGCTGCGCCAACTGGGCCAATAAGTCCTTGTAATCCTCGTTCTCCGCGTTCACCTTTTTCTCCTTGTTCTACAATAACCCTCTCCACTATAACACGCTCGGAAACAGGGTAGGCTTGATTGGCCTGGGGTTTCTCTTGCTCTGTTAGACTCGGAGGGGTTGCTAGGGGTATAAGTTCAAATAATTCATCTATTATGCGTGGGCCAGCATGGAGACAGATCTTATTATTATTTTGATCACGGAGTCCATACTCGCCAATACCACCTAAAAAAATGGGATCGCATTCTTCGTCAATAGGAATTAATGTAAAAAAATCACCTTTATTATAACCTTGAAAATCCTGTATTAGTTTAAATTGATTTCCAACAGAATAACGGCCAGAACTTAACTTTGCTGGCCGTATTTCTGATTCTTTAAGGTAATTCTTAAACTTATTCATCTATGATATTTATTCAAACAATGCAGCCCATGAATCTGGGAACAGAGGAGAAATAATATCGCCCATTGCTTTTGCGTATTGCTGAACTTCCCACTGAGCATGAGGATCAAGTCTTTGCTTACAGACTCTAGCATACGCTGCAAGGGAACCTGTCCAATACCATTCCGTATATGTTCCTTGAGGTAAAACAAATCGTGCTTGCTCGGGAGCAATACCCTTACCCAACAGAGTATTGTAGGTGTCTAACGCCATCTTTGCTGCCATCGTATAAGCAATGTGGGCATTATTTCCATCATCACTTCCAATCTCTACAAACCCATCGGAACCTTGCTTTGCACCATTGGTGGGTGCGGTTCTCCAACGAGGAATGTATACATCAGGAACATCATCAACATACCGACGAGAAACTTCATTTTCTACAAATCCAACTTTGTGTTTAAAAAGTTGGGTACGAATAGAAATTGGCGCTTTAATTCGTAGAGTAATTTGCGGGTGAGCAAATGGTGTCCAATGCTTGTGTTTTGCCAAGTATTTGATAAGTTTCTTGTCTTTATCTGACAAAACATTCTTCCATGCTTCTGCGGTTTCTACATGCTCGTATTGACTTTCTTTTGCAAAGGAAACTCGGGCGGCATTTACAACCATGAGATCATTTCCCATGTAATCAACTAAATGTACATGTCCCTTATCAAGAACACTAATTTCATAGGGTTCATCAATTTTAAACATTATCCTGTTCCTCCATGCAACGAAGGTAGTATTGATACACATCAGATTCTTCACCAAGATTAGTTAGTAGAAGATCTGTGCATTGCTTTTGAAAGTCTTTATTCTTCATGCATCGAACACAAATATTGGCATAGTTCAACCAATCTTCATCATCAAATTCTGCAAATGTAAACTTATGATTGCATTGCATGAATATATTCAGATCTCCTTCATATCCAAAAGGATCCTCTGGTATAGTTCCTGCATGTTCCAACCACTTTTGCATTATCTTTGCTGTTGGTAGTTTACTATTGTCGGTAACAAACTGAGTATATTCGTCCGCAGTTTCTTCCAAATCGGTTGCAAGTTCTTTAATAAAGATAGTTTGAGAAAGAGTAGTGGTTAAAATGTGTTCAGTAGATTTATCCGTACTATAATTAAATGATACATTTCCGCTCTTTGCAAAGTCCTTAGCGTAATCAACTGCTCGCTCCCAAAGATCGGGATCCATTTGTTTAATATAATCGGAAAAGAGGGTATTGAACTCCATAATTGCTTGGAGTACATTCTGTTCGTAATTTTCGTAATCTTCGGGTTTCATACTTTCTTCCATTGATTAAGTTTAAGTTTTGCTTCAAGACCATTACAAGAATTTTCCTGCATGATCCTACTGATTTCGATAGGAGACATTCCTGCAAGAACCATATCATTAATATCTTTTTCTTTGATCGAATCTGGCCAAATAACAATGTCTCGCTTTGCTTCGATCAACTTCTTCATCTGATCAATTACCGCTTCATTTCGCGGTTCGTTGTCAACTGCAAATATGATTTTCTTACCTCTGATTGCTTTTGGGATGCATCCTGTATTGTTGATGCCAACCATAGCAACGCAATTAGGAAGAAACAGAGAGTCCAACGGGCCTTCAACAACAAGTATTGTTTCTGTTTCAAACTTCTGTTCGAGCCCGTACCATAATCTTTCAACATCTTTGTCCAACTTTATTGTAATATAACGCAAATGATGATCCTCAAGGGTTCGTCCTTGAACACCTATCAGTCCACCCTTCGCATTGAAGATAGGAATGATAAGTCGCTTATCCTTTGGTACACTGGTTGCAGTCGGATCTATTTCTTTTAACCAAGCATCAAAGTTTTCGACATAGTACAAACGAGAGTATGCAGATTCGGGAATCTTTCTACCTCTCACATATGTTACACACATATGATTTTCATCAAGAGTATCAAGTCTAGAAGCAGTACCCATGTCCTTACGGAATACTGGTTTCTCAAACTTAAACTGGGGTTTGGTATAGTTAGAATGTCCTGTTTCTCCTTCTTTCCAACGATCTAGCGAATATTGCTTACAAAGGGAAGGAGAAACAATTTCTAAAAATCTATACAGGGTATGAGAAGCACCACAATTGTGACAACAGAAGAACATATCATTCTTCTTTGCAAAAAGATATCCGCGAGCCTTTGACTTGCTCTTGTCGGAGTCGCCACAAATTGGGCAACGAAAATTGGCAAGGTTGTCCTTCTTCCACTTGAACTTGTCAAGCATAGGGGACACCATGCCAATAAACTTTTTGTCAATTATTAGTGACATTCTTTGGTGCAAGTCCTGTCATTGTGCGATTCCACCATTCTTCCCACTCAGGAAGATCCTCGTCACGGACGAAAGGTAGAGCAGCGTGTCGCTGATCATAGGTGCGTGTATCATTTTCACGAATAGACTGAACTTGCTTGTAAACGATATCTTCACTCTTCTTCATTGTTTATTTTCCATGAACTAACTTGTTGACGATAAGAGTCTTTGCTCTTCTTGAATTTGGAATCGAACCCTTCGACTCCTACATCGTCTTCATTTCCTGTACCAACCAATCCACTCTGTGCGGATTCCTCTACATCGTAGAGTTTCATCTTGGAGCGATTGATTCCGACTACGAATTTACGCTTCGTAGCAAGATCATTATAGCGGTTCTTCAACTGCTTGACAAGTATGTGTCCCTGTTTATCTAGATCCTCATTTGACATAATTGCAAACATGAAGTCCGCAGTAGCAGGCAATCCGAATGATTCAGAAGTATCTTCAAGATTAACATCTGAACTGGAGTAACCTGTACGATTCGTTTGTGTTGCAGTAAAGATAGGTACATTCTTTTCTACTGCAAGTCCACGCAATTCTTCTGCAATTGCTTTGATGTAGGTATATGAGTTTACACTTCCGTTGTTCTTGTAGCGAGAAGATGCACAAATGTTTAGATAATCAATAAAGATAATATCTGGAACAAACTTTCTCTTCAATTGAAGTTCATCAATAAGATAACGGAAATGATTTGCACTCGCAGATGCAGTAGGATATTCCTTGATGATCAACTTACCCTTGATACGATTTGTAAGTCTATTCAACTTCGCTTCGTATGCTTGCTTGGGAAGTTCCTTCAGATCATCAAGAGTAGTATCCATCAAGTTGGCATCAATGCGCTCTGCAATTCTCTCTTCTGCCATTTCACAAGTAATGTAAAGTACATTCTTGTTTTGTGCAAGACAGTTTGCAGCATGATGACACATGAACAATGACTTACCAACACCAGTACCCGCAAGAATAACATTCAATGTTTTTTGTGGAGTACCACCAGTTGTAATATCATTGAAGTACTGAAGATCGAACGGAATACGATGCTCTATCTTGTGATAGAAGTCATATCGCTTCTCACCATCTTCAAGATAATCATGTCCTACATGGGTATCAAAGGAAACTGCCAATGCTTGAGAAAGAATATCTGGCAAAGCAGTTGTAGTCTTTGACTTTGATTTACCTTCAATGATATGAATGGATTCTAAAATTGCATTATAGATTGCCTTGTCTTGACAAAACTTTTCTGTCTTGTCGATCAACCATTCTTCATCCTGTACAGATACAGAAGTAAAATCCTTCAGTCTCTCACCAAGTTCATCGAACTCTTTTTGAGTTAGTTCATTACTGTTCTGTAAATCAATAGTAATTGCATCAACAGAAGGAGATGCATTGTACTTGGTGATGTATTCACGAACAGTTTTAAACAGTAGTTTTTCGGACTTGGTTTGGAAGTATTCTTCCTTGAGAAAGGGGATAACCCTTCTCATGTACGATTCGTTGTCCAACAGATTCTTGAAGATGATATCTTCTAACGAACTCATTCTGCTCCTTTAACCTCGTCTTGGCCATAGCAAAATTCTTTTGCAGATGCCTTGTCTAGTTTTTCCATTACTTCTTTAGTAAAGTACTTCTCGGGATTCTCAATGATATTCTTTTCAAAACATGTAGAACCATCGGGAAGTTCGATACGAGTTGACACCTTCTTGAATATACCATGTTCTAACGCAAGGTCAACTAAACCGTAGTAACGATCTAGTCCACTATCGTATCGAACGAGAACATCCACTACTTTATTCTCTTTGGTAAATCTTGCTTTATACAACTTGCAATGAATAATGTTACCAATTACATCACCTTCGCTGTTCTTTTCTTTCTTCTTAGAAAGATAAATGATAGTTGATGCTGCATACTTAAGACCAGATCCACCACCCATTTCCTTCGTTGGGACATAAGCACCAACAACATCATATGTGTGATTTGTCATAAGCATTGGGATCTTTGCAACACCCAACTTGATAGTAAGAACACGGAAAGTAGACTTCACGACTTGTGCGCGAGTCATATCACGAACATTCTTACCTTCTGCGGTATCGTTCATTTCCTTCTCGGTTGACAACATTCCAAGAGAGTCAAGAACAATAAACATAGGTTTGCGTTCAGATTCCTTCATCTCCAAGCACTTGTCTACGATGGTGATTGCTTGTCTGCGGAATTCTTCTACCGTTGCTACGGGGAACACAGCGACTCGCTTGGGATCAACTCCACGCTCCTTGAACATCTCCGAAGTGACTGCTTGTTCCGAATCGAAGTACAGCACAACACCCTCTGGATTGTCCTGTAGGAACTTCTTTACAACACCCATTGCAAAGTAAGTTTTACCAGTTGCAGATTCTCCTGCAATTGCAACAATCTTGTTGTCTGGCATTCCCTTGTAAATGCTACCCGAAAGAAGTGCATTTAGAATGTAAGATCCTGTGTCAACATATCCGCTGACATCACTACCTTCCAACCCTTCGTCTACTGTGGATGCGTATTGATTGCCAGATGCTTTAATTATATCATTCAAAAAGTTCATAGTCATCTCCCATTAGCGATTCTAGTGTCGCGTTGTTATTGAGTGTAATTGTACCATTGTTTTTAGAGAAACACCAAATGTTTTCTATAAAATCTTTTGTCAAAAATTCATTTAGACCAGATTCCATTTTCTTTGGGCGTTGCTTGATACGCATACCAATTTGACCCAAGAAAGTTGCTTTGAGTTTATCGCACATGAAATCAACAAGTTCATCACATGTTCGATATCGTTTACCATTGATTACGGGATCCATAATATTAATAAACACAAATCCCTTATCATTAATTACATTCCATGCATTTTCCAACATTGGAAAAAAGAATCCATCTCTCCACTTTGCATATTCGTCATATCTTGACCAAGATTGATCTTTTTCATTTTCTCCACCCTTGTTGTAAAGTTCGGTTGAGAAATACGGAGGAGATGTAAAAAGACAATCAACTCCACGGGGAGGACAACTAGCAAGCCAGCATACATCTTCTGCGGGTTTTCTAAACAAAGTTACTTGTTTTTTACCTCTGCAATAAAAATAATTATCTGTTTCGGAAACATATGGATTGTCGCATCCAAGTTGTTTCTCATACCAAAGACATTGTTTTTTGTATACTTCGAATACATTTTCATTGGGATCGCAACCATAAAACTCCTCTGCCTTTGAAGCATAGAATCCCGCTAGACGATCTCCCCATCCGCAACTTGTATCCATCACAACCTTTGCATTTGTAATCTTGTAAATAGATTTTGCAACATGTGGTTTGAATTGAGTTGCAACATATGCACCAAGACGGAAAGAACCTCTCCAATTGTGAAGACCAACTTGTGTGTTTCCTAGTCTCCAAAATGTATAGTTCATCTTCTTTAGAAGATTTTCGTCTTTCCAAATTTCAAGCGGAGCAGCAAACCCATAAGAACCACAGGACAATCTGTTCTCTTGTTGAAAGAAGTTACTTACATCATTGTAGTAATGCCCAAACTGAATGAGTGCAAACCCATACTCAGAAAATGGATATTTGTAATCAGCGTACTTTTCCAGTACATCTCTTGTCTTTAGTTGCTCAGAAGTAAAGATGAATTTGTTCATGTCATCTTTACAGAACTTTGCAAACTTGTCTACAACATCGGACTCTTCAATTTCACGAAATGGAAATTTAGGTTTATATGTAACGACATACTTTGCAAGAGCGTCCTTGATATCTTGCTTTGTATAGTTTTCATTCATTTCTCTCCATCTATCAGGAGGAATGATTGGTAGGCCGTTACTATCTGCGTATTGTTTCAGTTCTTCTACTAAATCAAGCAAACAGGGATTCAAGGGTTTGTTCCTTCTTTATCTTCCATCCTATGGCATCAAGGATGGTCTTGAGTGGTTCCACGAACGATACTTCAAATTGCTTGTTGTGATCTATAAATCTATCTAGGTCAAACTCTTTTGGTAGTTTGCCTGGAAAAGATGCAACTCCTGCACCAAATGGATTTGGTTCTTTTAGATACACAAATTTAATTTTCTCACCGTCCCTGATGAGAGAATACTTCTTTTGGAGATTGTTCTTACGAATGAAGTGATTATACAGCAAAGATCCCTTTACTGCAATAGGGGTAGACTTACGATATATGTTTGTACTATCTGAATATTTGTCCATTCCATTACATCCGCGAGGAAATGCAATATCTTGAACTGGACTATCATTAAAGTCTTTTTGAAACTTTTCAGTATATTTGATAAGTTGTTCTTCGTTTCCATTTAGAATAATCTCAATACATTCTGCAAGTGCATTGCGAACAATTTCGGGAGTAGATGATCTTGCGGTTTCGATTCCCATAATCTTTTGTTCTGGTTTTTTCAGAACAACACCATCTTAACCGACAAGAACATTTAACATATAGCGTTTCTTTGCAGTCCAAATACCATTGTCTGCAATAGATTCTCGTTTCATATTCATCTTCTGATCATATGCATTCATACGAACTGCAAGATCATTGTACTTCTTTGTGATGAATGGTTGAATTGCCTTATCACAAGCATTAAGCAAAAACTTAATGATCTTATCGTTGTTAGTTTCATTAGGCAAAACCTTTGCAACCAACAAATCCATTCTCAAGTAAATACTATCCGTGTCGCTTGCAATTACAAAGTCTTCATCCGTTGTTCCTACTGTTTGATTCATGTATTCATTTAGATACTTTTCAATCCAACGAATAGACAATTGACCAGAAATAGTAATTGCTTCTGCCATGTCAAGATTGTAATATCGGAAGTATTGATTTCCGATTGCACCGAAGGCAGAATTTAATTGAATCTTACGAGCAAGTTGAAAGTTATGATACTTTGCAATCTGCTTCTTGAGTTGAATCTTTTGATCTTCAGATGCATTATCTGGAAGAGTCTTTAGTTGTGCTTTACACTCCAACATCTTTTTCTTGTAGATCTTTCGCTCTTCGTAAAGCGTATGCATCAAGTGAGGAAGGAATCCCTGCTTCTTTTTCGTATAAGTGGTTCCATTTGCTGCAATAGAAAGATTCTTTGCAGTAAACTCTTGAATATAAGTTTGAGTAACCTGGCCGTCTGTCAATACTCCATCAGGACTCACATATCCACGCTTACCATCTTTTGTAAGAGTTTCTGGTGAAATATTGTATTGCATAATAAGGTGGGGATACAGACTATCCAAGTCAAATGAAACCACCCACTTGTGCATACCAACATGCGGTTCTTTTACATATGCACCCTCAAACTTGTCATCTTTCTCACCAGACTTCTTCATTGGAATGACAATATTCTGAGAATTCAAATGGTGATAAATGATCTGATCCCAAGTCTTTACTTGAGAAAAGATATCATTATGATTTACCTTTGCAGAATATGCAATTCGCAAGGCAAGTTCCATCAAACGAAGTTTCTCTTCCAACCTAACAACTAGATCAACATCCTTGACATTATACTCAATAAACTTTTGAAAGTTCTTTGTATAGAAATCACTGATGCTATCATATTCAGAATATGAAGTTTTTCGCTCTCCAAGTTCGACATATGCAATATGATCTAACTTGTAGGATTCTCGGTTTACGAATGTCAGTTTGCGATAAAGATCAAAATAATCAAGTGTAGAAATACCAACAAGATCATACACAGTATGATCCCGCTGCATTACCGTTACAATTCTTTCCTTGATCTGTCGCCAAGGAGAAAGTCGCTTTGATTCTCCTTCTCCAACCACTCGTTCAATGCGATTGATAAGATAAGGAATGTCGAAGAAATTTACATTCCATCCAGTAACAATATCAATGTCAAGAGATTCCCAATACTCTAGAAAGTTGTTCAACATCCGCTCTTCAGATGTATATGAACGAGCATCGTGTTCATCATTGATTGCAGCAAATTTACCAAGACCAAATGTACAAACTTTGTGTCCCACACGAATTGTAATTGCATTTACTTCTTCGCTTGCAGTAGCAACATCGGGGAAACCGTTTTCACATTTGGTTTCAATGTCAATATATGCAACCCGTAGATTATCCATATCATATTCAATTTCATTCGGAAATGTATCTCCGATAAATTGATAGGTATAATCCGTGTTACCGTAAATGGTAAAACCTTTTACATCAGAATACTGTTCGATGAACTCTCTACAGTCTTGAATACCGCCTGGTTGAAATGGTTCAACATATTCACCAAACAAAGTTTGGTGTTGTGTCTTCTTTTTGGCAGGTACATATAAAGTAGGACGGAAGGGAATCTTTTCGTGGATTCGTCTTCCGTTCTCGTAACCTCTAAAGAGGATATTATTTCCTCTTACCGAAACATTAGTGTAGATCTTTTGATTTGACATAAGCAGAGAATAGTACGCAGTAATTGATGATGTCTACGATTGCGTCATTGTAACCTTCGTTGTCCACTTGTAGTTTACCAGCATCTACGAAGGTAGACAAGCGCGACAATTTATCGGTCATGCGTACCAAAAATCCTGCTTCTGTAGTACAAATACCCATTGCTTCACATCTTTCGAAGTTAGCAAATGGAGTCTTGCCACTATTTCCTGCATAGTCATGGTTTTTCTTTTTCATGAGTTCAAGTGCTGTGCGGCACAAATCCTCATGGTGTTGTATCAGATCTTCACGATTCATGTTGAAACTCCTGTGGAACCAAATCCACCATTGCGATCAGTCTTTTGCTTAGGTGCAGTATAGCATGGTTCCAGAGTATAGTCAAGATTTTTTACTAACTCTGCTTGACAGATTCGATCTCCATGATATATCACAAAAGATTCCACTCCAGTATTTGTCAATATAATTTTTAATTCATCGGTGTAATCCGAATCAATAATACCTTCACAATTAGTCATGGTGACACCATTTTTCAATGCCAGACCAGACCGAGGATGCAGTCTTACAGAATGTCCTTCTGGAATGTCCAATATCAATCCAGTTGGTATCGCTGCTCTTTGAGTAGGTAGAAGGGTAAAAGTATACGGTTCACCAAAATTTGCATTAAATATTTTCTTTTCAGTATAGGGTCCATAAACAAGAATATCTTGTTCTCGTATACAGGCTGAAATGTCAAAACAAGCAGACTGCTTTGTTGCAAACTTAGGAAAGGTTGCATAAGGATTTGTTTGATATATTTTAAGCATTATTAATCTCACATATTACAAAATATTCATCAGGATCATAGTAATGTTCTACTGTAATTAATTTTAATTCTAATTCTTGTAATAAATTTTTAATTTCATCTATTGAAAAATAGACAAAATTATTTTTTCTTTTTAGGGGAACTCGTTCTTTAGTACTATCTTTGAACACCGTAAAGACAATTTGTTTTGTTATATGTTTACTTTGTTCTAATAATTCTTTCAATATTTGTTTATTTCTATTCTCATCATAATCAATATTATATGTAACTGTACCAAATAAACAAACAACATCGTATAACTTATTTGTTGGTATAGTAGTATACTTTACACAGTCACACAATGCAAGAGTTTCTGGTCGAATATCTACTGCTTCATAGTTAATTGACTCAGAAAAATTATTTGTTAACCACTCCTTTAGGTAACAAGGACCAGAACCAACATCTAAAATAGAATTAAATTTTGGTAACCGTTTTAATATTCTAAATCTTTGATTTGCAAATACTTTACCATATCCGTTGGTTATTCCTTCGGGATAAATGTCATACAACGAATATTTCATTTATCATGTCCACGGTCCTACGGATTGGG